GGTCGAGAGTGTCAGCTCCGTTCTCCCCGTCTGTTATTCCCCCTGTACTGGCGCGAATGTCATTGTAGCGTTCGGAGTAGTTCCGTTCAGACCGATTGCTACGAAGCCCTCTGCGATAACAGGAGTACCGTCATATCTTGCAGTACCCTTGAATACTGTCTGATCCTGCAGGAATCTTACGTGCTCTGATGTAGCGAACTTCTGACCGGCTCTTTCTGCGAGCAGATACAGGTCGAAGTAACCGCCGATGATAACATCGTCAGGTACGAAGTTCAGAACCTCGATAACACCGCCGACTACAGGCATTCCACCCTCAACACCAGATACGATTGCACCGTTAGCGTTGATTGTCAGAGCGTTAGCCATAAGTGTTGTGTAAGTCTTTTCGTTCATGACCCATACCTTCTCACCTCTGCTGTAGTTGCTCTTTGCTGCACCTGATGCGAGTACGATAGCCTTGAACAGGTCAGCGTCTGCTGTGTCAGCAGGTACGGAAGCGATGTTGCTTGTGTGCAGGGCAGCCCCTGCGCTTGCTGTTGCAGGATAGTCTGCAGGAGCAGCTGTCTGTGCGAGTCTTGTGACGATACCCATAGGCATCCTTGTTCCTGTTCCGTAGAGGATAGCCTTATCAAGCGCAAGACCGATAGCCTGTCCGAGTGCGGTGAGGATCTCGCTTGCGAGTGCGATGTCGCTGTCCTCAAGGTTAGCGTTGCATACTGCGAAGAATCCGCCTACCTTCCAGCAGTTTACTTCGGTATCGAAGAAGCCGAGATCGAGTTCGTTGAGGTTAGCGCAGCACTCTGTCCATACTGCTTCTGGAACTACGCCCATGATTACCTCACGGCCTTCGCCGTTGATGGCTCTTACTGTAACGTGCTTATACAGCTTTGAATATTCGATTACGTTCTCACGCAGGAGTCCGAGCATAACTTCCGGGATAGTCAGACCTACGTTCGAGAGTGCTCTCTTTTCCTTCATGCAGGTTCTTACCTCTGCGAGGTAGTTCTGAACGTCATCTCTTGCGAAGAACGCATCTCTTTCCTGTGAATTCATTCCGAAGAACTTTCTTGTTTCCATTGTTTTCTGTTCCTTTCTTTCAACCTTTGTTTCGTCAATAGGTTCTGGAGCCTTCTGCTCGTCAGCTTCGATTTCGTCAAGCTCCTTCTCAAGCCCTCTGATTTCCTCATCGAGCTTATTCTTCTGCGCTTCAAAATCTGCCTTTTCGGATTCGAACTTCTCGATTTCCTCATTGACAGCATCGCGCTCTTCCTGTGTCTGAATCTCTTCGATCATTCCTGCGAGTTCAGCTTCACGCTTTTCGAAGTCAACACCTTCGGTCAGCTTTGTGAGTGCTGAACGCTTTTCGTCGAGAGACTTTTTGATCATAAGTGCTCTTAACATATTTGTTTCTCCTTGTTAGTTAAGATTTAGTGTTTAGTGTTGTTATGGCATATGGTTATATGCAGATTGCGTATACATCGATGGTTATAGGCTGTGTTACTGTTTCAAGCGGTTCGGCAACCCCTGTCACATTACCACCTGTCCTTGCCTTTATATCCTCGTTGTTGAGATGCAGAATGTTACCTTCTGTTGAGTCCCAAAATTGTCCTGCGAGCGGAAAGACCTTGCTGTTCGCTCCTCTGCCTTCGAACGCGAATCCAACAACCTGTTTGTCGCCGATAATGTCTCCTATAGTAGGCGTTTCTGTATCTGCGAGTGAAAGCCCGCCTTTAAAAACTGAACCGGTAGTCGAGCCAATATCAGAAACGCTACCATACGCAGTTCCGAGCTTAATTTTAGATACCTCTACAGCTCCTCCGCCGCCTTCACCATACGCTTTCGGTCCGAGATAATCTTTTAGCCAATGTCCTAATGCCATATTTTGTCCTCTCTTTCTTTAGATAGGACAAGGTTCTTTGTTTTAGATGCAGATAGCGATTATGCCAGCGCTTTGTGGGTACTTGCACTCAATGCGGTAATCGTATATCTCGTTCCGTTGATTGTGGTACTTTGTGTTTTGTCTGCACTATTAGAAATAGTACCGAGGTATTCGATTGCACTAAGGTCTGTAATAGAAGTTATTCCCATCGGAGCAGATGTGTCGTTGCCCATCCAATAAACAAGCATATGGAACATCCAGTTCACATTCTTTTGACCGTCTGTGTAATACACCATAGGGTTTGAGAAAATTTGTTTGTTGTCGGCACTTGTTGTTATCAAATATGCTCCACCGCCCTCGGAAGAAGATACAACTCCTACATTTCTACGGATTGCATTCGCTAAAATGTCTGCCCAAGTAGCCTTATTGCTTGCATCCGCAGCCGCAACGATATCGTCTGTAGTGACTTCTACGATTCTTACCGCACCTTTGCCCTGCTCTACTAACTTATACTCACCGCCATCTACACCGAGAACCTTGCCGTTGTCAGATGCGGTTACTGAAGGAAGCTCTGTACCCCCCCCATTTGGATTGAGATAGGTTTTAGCCCAATGTCCTAAAGCCATTATTCTTCTCCTTTCAGTTTCCTGCGCAGTTCGGTCTTATAAAGCTCGACTTGTCTGCGCTTTGCTTCTTCAAAATCTTTTTCTCTTGCCTGTACTGATGTTTCAGCATAGGCGGGAAAAGTGCATACAGATACTTCGTACAGTTTGACCGCTGTTATCGTCCAGTGTACGTTCTCACCTTCGAAGTCGGTTTCTTCGGCAAGAATGTCGAAACCAAATGAGCACTGGTTCACATCTCCGCGCTGGACTCTTGAGTAGAGGTTCATCGCGTCCTGATCGTTCGGATTGATCAGAATGGATCCCCACAGACCCTTTTCATCTTCGCGCAGTTCAAGCGTTCCCGCCTGTGTGCGTCCCAGTACATACATCGTTTCGTGGTCGATAAGCGCTCTCACATCAGCATCAAGAGCACCGCTAAATGCTCCCGGTGCGATCGACTCACTCATCGTGTCCGAAATAACGTAGTCACTATTAAAAACGGCGAAGTATCCTTCAATGCGAAGTTCTTCACCGTCTTCCCTCGTTTTAAAATCAGATGCTATGGAACGTATCTGTCTGTTACTTCTTTCCATCGTCTTTCTCCTTTTTCATCGGGCAGAACGCAGCTGCGTCCGTCTGATAGTATTTCATTGATACCGCACAGTACCGAACGTGCAGACAAGGTTCACCCGTATGCTTGCACCATATCTGATGCGTTTTTCCTTTTACTTCGCAGTTGTTACAAAGTAGTGCCATTTATTCGTCACCTTCTTGTATTAACTTCTTCTGCTTTGAACTCATATCGTATGGAATGTAGTTCTCAAGTATTCTGAACTCATCAAGCCCGTCAACAGGACTCATTCCGATGCGGTCACGTACTTCGTTACCTGTCACGAATCCCCTGTCAGACAGAGAACCGAATACGTTAGCTACCGTCTGAATATCCCAATCCATCAAACTCAATGTGTTGAACTTCACATACCATTTAGGATTGAGTATCAGCTTCCTTGTTATCTCCTGTTCTATCTCTTCAGCAATAACGCGGACTGTATTCGCTATAAACGAATTCCACGCTTCCTTGTTATACTCGCCTACACCTAAAACGAATGGCGGTACGCCGAGTATAGAAGCGACTGTCCTTTTGTCTATCTCTACCGAATCACTAATAGCAAGGTCGGCAAGTGAAAGCGGTTTCACCTGTTCGACTTCGAACTGTTCCGCAGGGATAAGCCACGGCTCGCCTACATCAGAACTCTTCACATAGGAATCAAGTAACTTCTGTCTGCCCTCTGGACTTGAGAACTCATCTATCATCGAATCGACTTTCACAATGATTGACGGCTTCCACTTGGAACTCATAAAACCCTTCTTTGTGACGCTTGCCTGTTTCAGATTATTGGCAACATCAGAAAGAACCACAGTCGCACCTTTGCCCATCCACGGATAAAACCTGTCGGGATTATCGACAAAATGAAGCACATCGTCAGGATCGTACATCTTCCCGTCAATGAATATCTGATACTTGCGCCCGGTCGGACTTGGTGCGAATGAAACCCTTGATGCTGATATAGGCTCAAGTGTTGTTATGTAACCTCTTGAGGTGTACACCTTCACGACCGAATTTCCCCTGCCGTACAGAAGCATATTCATCACGATAGCTTCCATCCATGTACGCCTTGTCATGTTCCTGTTAGGCTCGATATCCAGCTTGCGTGACAGCTCATTGAATATCCTTGTATCGCCACTCTTGCCGTTTTCCATCAGCATAATCGGCATACTCGATATGAGAGTCGCTATCTTGCGACAAGCTGTGAAAACCTCTGGATTGTCTGCGAGCGATGTATAACCAGTACAAGCTAAACTTGTGTCATCATCGCCGAGCAGGATCCCGACCATACTGTTGCTCTTGGTAGTCGAAGTGCGAACGTTTCCTATTTTGCCCGCATTTCTGAAATAATCCATTATGCTCATTTAGTTCCCCACCATTCCCGAGCTTTTTCTCGTTTCTCCATATTCTCCAATAACTGCACAGTACCGAACACAGAAGCATCGAATAAGTCTATCCTCTGCTCTGGTGATACCTTTTCGTACTGCACCATATCGTCTGTTTTTTCTATCGCTCTGACATTCTGAACACAGTACTCATACGCTTCAGAGTGCAGATAGTATAGTTTCTTATCTTTGGCTGCCTTTTCGATATGACGGAAGCCCTGCGATTTCACGTAGTAGTACTGCGGTTGATCTACGATCTTGAACTTCTTGGACTTCATCAGCAGGAAGAACTCTCTTGCGAACTTCCTGTCCTGACCTATCAGCTTTATGTTGAAGCCCATGTTCCGCATATCACAGAACCAGTCGACCACATCTGAATAGTTGACCGTTTCAGAATTGCACATAGTCAGCCAGCCATCGTCAGCCCATCCGAACAACGGTATATTGTCCTCGTCAGCTTTCCTCGCTGCCTGTGTGACCGGGAAGAAAGCGTGGGTTATTATTATCAGCGTACCTTTATACTCACCGACAAGTGCTGATGCTGTGAGGTCGTAAGTCCTCGACAGGTCAGCTCCGCCGTACCATTGGATAGGCAACTTCCGCAGTTCTTCAAGTGTCCAGTTGTATTGCTCGTCACTTCTTCGGAATTCTTCTATATCGAAGTACGCCTTTATTGCTGTCGTGTATATGTTCAGCGACCTTGACAGAAAATCCTTCCGCTGTTGCGGGTCGTTCTGTGCTTGCATCGCTTCGTTCATTAAGTCCTCGGGCGATACTGTCACGCCGTAACTCAAGTTAGCTTTCTGATGCTGTATAGGATTCGTGTAGTCGACTTCACCGTTTTCCGTTTGATCGGCACGTGCGATCATAACGAACAGCGAGTCGTCTTTTATTGTTCCGTTCACGACCTTTATGCCGTATTCCATTCTTCTGTAACCGAATGAGTTAGCGTTATCTCCTGCTGTGGTAATGCCTATCATCAGCTTGTTACGGTATGCCTTCATAGCTTCCTTGAATCGGTTATACTGCGCTGCTTTCTTGTAGGCAGCCACCTCGTCAGCTATGGCAAAGTTGCAGTTGAATGAGTCCTGTGAGTCGGGATTAGTTGCAAGTGCGTTGACACTCAACAGCCCGTCAGGCTTTCCCTCTTCATCTCGGAACTGATAATCTATTGAATGATTGAATGAGTTATCCAGCACCCTTATGTCTGGATCGTTCTTCAATCCCTTATAGTCAATGTTGAATTTTAGGAAGTTGAACGCTTCAAGGGCTTGCTTCAGTGCGTTCGCTACGATGTAAACCTTTGAACCGCTTCTCCTCTGTAATATGCCGACAGCGAAAGCCAAGGCAGCTATGAAAGATGTCTTTCCGTTCTTCCTCGCTACCTGTATCCAGCCTTCCTTGAACCGTCTTTCATCAGTCCCGGTGTAATACCATCCGAGCAGATTCACCACGCAGAATATCTGCCACGGCTCAAGTAAAAACGGCTGGCCGAGTAAAGGTCTGCCGTGTATGTCCTCGCCCTGCTGATGCACAAAGAAACCTTCCATGATGGACAAGACTGCGTTCGGGTCTCTTGGCTTCAGCTCGATATCATCACGCTCAAGATCATCGAGGAACCGCTGACAGGCAAGCACCACTTCGGCACCTGCTATCTTCTTTCCTTCGACTACATCAAGCGCGTATTGCTTCGCTGTTCCTGTATAGTCTTTTGCTTTCATATACCTAAATCTTTAAGCACTCCGCTCAAGGACGGCTTGTTCGGGTCTCCCTTCATAGCGTCCTCGTTGATCCGCTTCAGCCCAGCGGGAGTCAATCCTAAATCCCGCCAGTAAGCGAGTGCTGTTTTGTTTAGGTCATCAACGACAACAAGAGCGGGATTCTTAACTATGTTAGTGTTCCCGCCTTTGTTCGTATGTGTGACTACCGCATTGGCACCAGAAGCGTAGTATTTCGCTCGCGCATCGTCTCTCGCTTCAAGTGTTTCCGCTAAAGTGTCAATGACGCTCTCAAAATATTCCCGGTATGTTCCTGCACTTTTACAGGAATTTGTTATTTTTTCGCGCCATTCTTCTTTTTTCATGATGTTTTTATGTCCGTTTTAATACCCTTTAACTCAAAAACTCGCCTTATGTATAAATGTGGGTATGCGGCGTTGTACGGTTGGCGTTAAATCAGCGCGGAAGGTGG